CAGAACACCGATGGCTCGCCACTGACTGACCTGGCCGGCTTCAAGCTCTACATGGGCACGACCCTGGGCGGCCCGTACCCGGTGAGCATCGACATCGCGGATCCCGCGGCGACGACATTCACGGTGCCGAACCTGTCCGAGGGAACCTATTACTTTGTCTCGACAGCCTACAACAGTGCAGTTCCGTCCCAGGAAAGTGACTTCTCCAACGAAGCAACGAAGACGATCCTGCCACTGGTGCCGATGCCACCGGGCATGCTGACAGTCGTCAATGAGTTGGTTTGGGATATTGTGAAGCAAAACAACAAGTACGTGTTCCTGGGTGTCGGCACGGTGCCAATGGGCACTCAATGTGATCCGACCCAGACCGTCAACGGACGCTACGCTGTGCCGAATGATGCTGTCATCTGGTTCGGCAATGTCAGACCTCCGGTGGTTGTGGCCGACTGTACATGAGATGTGGAAAAGATTTCTTGCCTGGTTGTGTAAGCACTTCGGATGGTTTTGCAAGAAGGATCCGCCAGGCCCAGTTGAGAATGCGACCGTAGAGGTCACTGATTAGGAGAACGAGATGGGAGATGCAACAGCAAGGTGGGAGTTGCCGACTGTTCGAGCAAGCGGCTTACCAATGGATCCAGCGGACGTTCAGCATGTCGAGGTGGCACTGGCTGTTGTCGGTGGGCCCTATTCGCCCCTGGAGGTCGTCGCGCCACCGAAGCTCGACCATCTGATCCCTGATCTGTCGCCTGGTGATTACCTGTGCCGGCTGGTTGCCGTGGATCTTTTAGACGATCGAGGTGCGCCTACTGAATTGCCATTCAACATTCCAGACGACACTCCGCCAGGCCCGGTCGAGAACGCGAGCGTCACTGTCAGCTAGTGAACAGGCGTGACTTCATTGTCAGTGCGCTGGGTGCCGCGGCCATGGTCGCACTTCCATTGGAGGTGCGGTTTCAACCTGAAGGTGGTGCCAAGTATGTTCACAAGACGTATAAACTTGCTTGGTCGATCACGCAGGAATCGATCGACCAGGGACTCTACGGTGAGATGGGCGTGAGGATGGCCAAGGCATTGGCCAGGTCGATGATGCAGACGAGAGAACAGGTAATCGGGAGAGCGTTCAGTGGATAGACGAGGATTCATTCAGAGTTTCATCGGCGCTGCTGCGCTGGCGATGGTGCCGGAGGGCCGGAAGCCACCGATCATGCTGCACGATGCCGCGCATCACGAACTCAGCGGTGGCCTTGGTATTAGCCCATATCTACATGATGGCAAGGGCCATGACATTGGCTTCGGCCTGGCTCAGGCCAAGCAGGAAGGCGCGAGCATTCCGTATGATCCTGGTGTCCGTCTATTCAGTGCTGAGCATCCAAAGGCACTGAAGGAGGGCCTGAGCAAGATGTTCGGTGAGGTGTACGAGGACCTGGATCCAGATAATTTAGAAAAACTGTGGATCGAGGTTGATGACGAAGACAAAGAAGTCTGATAAGGGAGATGCCAGAGTCCCGGAAGACAGGCCACCGGCTGGGCTTCGGGAATGCACCATCTGTAGAGGTCCATTCGATATTGATGCCGAAGGTGGGACCGAGGGCTTCATAGGAATCCTGCCGGTGGCATTCTGTCCCACCTGCAAGTGCGGGATCCTGGATTTCGCTGAGTCATATCAGCCGGGCTTCGACTGCCCACATTGTCAGATGTACATCGAACGAGAATATGAGCCGACCCACTGAAGGCAAAGTCCTGGAGCTGAGCGTCCCATCGGACATCTGTGATGTGGCGATCGAGGATGCCTGTGCCCGTATCCAGGAGGAAGGCACCATCCCCAGGATCCTCGCGTACAGCATCGACGACTACACTCGCTACGGCAAAATCATCGACGACCTGGCCTGGAAGTACGGCATCACATCGATGCTGGATTCGTCTTACCAGGATGGCGAGTGGGCTGTTCACAACCTGAAGGAAGGCGACGAGCGTGTCACCTGCTGGAACATGCCACCATGATCCCTGTAATGATTGCCGCTGCTGTTTGGCTTCTACTCGTTTTGTTGATCCCATTCATGTGGGGATTCTGGACGCTGTTGTTTATCGGTGGGATCCTTTTTTTGATGGCTGAGGACCGGGAGAAGCAGAAGGCCGAGTGGCTGAGGCGAAGTCGTCTGCCCAATCCATATTTCGCTGCCGGTGGGGCCGCAGAAATACGGATCGTCGATAATCCGGATGGTTGTCTGGATTTTGTTCGACATCCGGATGGAAAGATTCTGGTACAGACTCAAAGCGATAAACTGGGACGCTTGTGGGTTAAATACGCTGACAAAGAGATCTTACCGAATTGGTCTGAAGTGCCATCTTGGTATCCTGTTGAGCAAGCGGTGAGGGAGGCGATCGAGCGGTGCCATGAGTAAAGTCTGTGACTTCCCGAAGTGTGAGGAGCTGGGCCCGGTGGGGATCCAGAATCTATGGGTGTGCCTCCAGCACATCGACTGGGCCATGGCGAAGGCATTCAAGCCGGGCCGAGTATTCGAGGAACTACTGAAGGAATGCAAACAGGATGCGGACGCATAAGCGATCGCATGAAATAGGAGATCGACCATGAGAAGATTGAAACGATGTAGCCTGTGCCCCCGCACGGAGAAGACGCATCACATCTCAAACGAGGGAGTCTGTAAAACCTGCGATATAGCCTTGATCTACTGGAATAAAAAGACCACGACCCAGAAGATGAGGCGAGCCAGGGCCCTGGATAGCTTCCAGGCCAGGATGTCTATCAGCCTTGGCAGCATCCGCACCGTGCAGGTTGCCAGGAAGCGACGACGCGCATAAGCGAGTGGAAGGATGGACCTGAAGAAGCGTCACCAGGAGCTGCACACCAGTCTCGATGAGCTGCTGGCCTGCTATCTCGTCCAGACAGGGAAGACCATCTCGCAAACGACACTGATGTCCTTCCTGAAATGGTCCCACCGGATGTCAGAGAGCCCAACCTGCGAAGCGCATGGAGGTGAGGATTCGGGAGTAGCGCCCCGGAGTACCGATGGCTCGTGAGACCAGGACTAATGCAATGCTGCCGGTGCCATGCCAAGTGGTACGATAGACCAGGCCAGTATGGGCAGGTCCTCAACTGTCCAGGCTGCTACAGCGTGTACTGGGTGTGGATAACCTGGGAGGGTCGTTTGGGTTAGACCGAGGTTAGAACCATGAATACGATCTACGACTACACCGTGATAGCTGCTGCGGACCAGGGTGCGCTGGTCGATAGCGTGGCAGATCTGATGGCAATGGGCTGGCAGCCGCTCGGTGGTGTCTGCCTGGCCTACGAGCGGAACATTCACCGGGAGCTGGGCCCAGGTGACATCAATCTACCGAACGACTTCCAGCATTTTGCTCAGGCCATGGTCAAATATGCTGACCAGGTATAGAATCGCCGGAGCCGCCTGGAGGAAAAGACAATGCCGCTCAAGAAAGGCAGTAGCGACGAGACTGTAAGCTCGAACATCAGTGAGCTGGTGCATTCAGGCAGGCCACAGAAGCAGGCTGTCGCGATCGCGATGAGCGAGGCCGGCATATCCAAAAAGAAGCACAAGCCAGGCAATCCTCACGGCATGAAGCCAGGCCATCCTTACATGGGCTGTCCAATGAAAGAGCGGCCAGCTCATCACCGCAACAAGCACGATATGTGATGCCCGACCTGAACGAAAATAACCTGGAGAAGGCAGCCAGGCAGCTCAAGACCAGGCTGATGATCGGCAGGTTTGCTTCTCATGTGAACAGACCTTATGCGCCGGCATTGCGTCCGCATACCTGGATCTTCCTGCGTCAGACTGGTAACGAGGAGGAGCCGGCGATCTGCCTGGGTATCGTGTTCAAGCTGTGGCCGATGAAGAAGTACAACATGGTCCGGTTCACAGGCCACACTCACACCGGCAAGGAGATCAAGACAGCAGGCAGGCTCACGGTCCTCGACAACGGTGAAATGGGCCTGATCATCGATGTGCGCTGGCCCTGGGAGACCCTGCTGAAAGAATACAAGGGGCTAAGCGCCGGGAATCTCTGAGGTGGCCGCGGATCCACTAACCGTCCAAGAAGCGGTAGCCAGCCATCTAACGCAAGCCCAGGCCGAGTTCTTACGGAGAGATCTGAGAGAGTTCGTTGCCGCAGCCTGGACGATCGTCGAGCCAAAGCCATTCAAGAATAACTGGCACCTGGACGCGATCTGCGACCATCTCGCCTATGTCACGTTCGGTGACATCCGCAATCTCATGATCAACATCCCACCGCGGCAGACCAAGAGCCTGGTCGGCAGTGTGCTGTGGCCAGTGTGGGAGTGGCTGCTGGATCCTGGGGTGCAGTTCTTGTTCGCTTCCTATGCCCAGGAACTGGCTATCCGAGATGCAGTAAAGTCTCGCCGGCTGATCGAGTCAGCCTGGTTCAAGGAACGGTATGCCGGCACCTTCTACCTGGATCCAGCGGACAACAGGAAGAATCGCTACGTCAACAATCATGGTGGCCACCGCATCTCCGGCTCGATCCTGGGTAAGGCTACCGGCGAGGGCGGCGACAAGATCGTCCTCGATGACCCTCACAACATGAAGGATGTGTATTCGGACACGATCCGCTACAACACGCTCTCGACCTGGGACAACTCACTGCGGTCCAGGCTCAACGATCCGACCACAGGCCAGAAGGTCCTGATCGGCCAGCGATCGCACGATGCTGATCTCTTTGGCCACATCCTGGCCAGCGAGGACGAGCGGTGGGAGGTCCTGATGCTGCCGATGGAGTTCGATCCGGCCAGGAAGTGCATCACGTTCTTCAACAGGGGCCGCGGCCACCAGACGAAGAAGGGCCCGATCTTCGAGGATCCCAGGGAGAAGAAGGGCGATCTGCTGAATCCTGAACGCTTCGGCAACGAGGAGAGGAAGGCCGAGACCAAGGCCATGTCTGTCAGGGATTACAGCGCCCAGTTCAACCAGGATCCGACCTCCGGTGGCGGTCTGATCCTGAAGAAGAAATGGTGGCAGCAGTGGTGCTTCCCCCAGGATCATCCAGACGCCGGCAAGCCGATGCCGTACCCAGACTTCACCGAGATCATCTCCGTGTACGACACTGCCTTCGAGACCGATGAGGAGAATGACTGCTCGGCCAGGATCACCGTGGGTCTGTTCGAGTGGTCACCGACAGGCCGGGAGATCGACACTTGCGTCAATGCACTGCTCCTGGAGCGGTTCAACGACAAGGTGGAGTTCCCGGATCTCAAGACCGAGGCGATCGGTCACAACACGGAATGGCATCCTGACTGGACGCTGATCGAGAAGAAGGCCAGTGGTCATTCGTTACTTCAGGAGCTGAGGCGCGCAGGAATTTCGGTCAGGGGAGTCAAGCCTGGCACCAATGACAAGATCTTCAGGGCTCACATGGTTGCTCAGATCTTGAAGGATGGCCGGTTCTGGTACATCCCCAGGAACTGGGCTTACGAGGTCATCAACCAGTGCGCGACCTTCCCGGTCGGTGAGCATGACGACCTGGTGGACTGCGTGGTCATGCTGCTCGGCTACATCCGGCGTATGGGCCTGATCGCTCTGCCTGACGATGAGAAGGATGACGAGCTGGCGCTATTCAGCCAGCCGAGGAAGTTCTATGGCGCGTAGCATGAAGAACGTGGTCGAATTAAGTGCCGGCAAGTTCGATGCCGTGCGGACACTCAGAGATGCGCTGGCCGAGGCAGAGCGCGGCGACATTGATCATGTGATCATCATCATGGCTGACGATGAGGAGGGGCATGCGAGGGATCTGTGGTGTACCTGGTCGGAGTTGACACGCTTCGATATTCTATGGGCGGCACGATGGTTCAACAGCAAGATCAATCATCGCTACTTCGCCATGTGGCACACTGACGGTGAGTGAGGTAGCATTCGATCGCCGCGCAACGGGAGAAGACTATGTTTGATCTTCAACTATGGGACGTATCGGTCGGCTTCGTATTGGCCCTGATACTGAGCAACTTCTTTCCCAGGCTCAGCCTGGTTGGGGGATGGCTCGTTAAGACAGGCAAGGCTGCCTACGAGGCTGTCAAGAGCAAGTTCAGTCGCGATTGATGGCCAAGCAGGGAAGCAACAAGTCACGCAATCAACTCAGGGCAGGTGGCACGATCAACGCCACCTGGCTTGAGAAAAATAAAGCGAAACGACGCCGGGCAAACAAGATCGCGAACCTGTCGCGCAGGTTCAACAGGAAGAAGTGACACCGAGCGGATGACCGGATAGAATCGCTGCAACTTCGCCGCCAACGAAGCAGAGGGCACGACTATGGTATTAAGTGGCGGAGGTCTTGAAGGATTAACGAGCGCGAGCCTGGCTGAAGGTGGTGCGGCATTCGCCGGCCTGGGCATCTGGCGCTACCGAACCGAAACAGGGTCACCTCCAGCAACCGC